AATACTTTCATATCCGCTATTCTGCGGCTTCCACCGGCAACCCGATGGTGACCACTCCAAACACGTATATCGGTACAGCGGTCACATCCAGCGCAACGGCACCTACCGCCTACACCTCATATAAGTGGTCACAGTTTAAAGGTTCACAAGGCGCACAAGGCACACAGGGTATCGCAGGAACCAAAGGTGCCGACGGGCGCACGCCTTATCTGCATATCAAGTACTCGGATAATGGTACATCATTCACGGCCAACTCCGGAGAAACACCGGGTGCCTATATCGGGCAGTATACGGACTTCACGGTGACGGACAGTACGACATTCTCAGCCTACACATGGTCGAAGATTAAAGGAGAAACCGGGGCGAAAGGTTCGACCGGACCAACCGGGCCAGCAGGTGCCAAAGGTGCTACAGGTGCGACCGGACCAACCGGTTCACAAGGCATTCCAGGCACTTCGCAGTACTTTCATATCCGCTATTCCGCTGCATCTACCGGTAACCCGATGGTGACCACACCAAACACGTATATCGGTACAGCTGTTACATCCAGCGCAACGGCACCTACTGCCTACACTTCATATAAGTGGTCACAGTTCAAAGGTTCACAAGGCGCACAAGGTACGCAGGGTATCGCAGGAACCAAAGGAGCTGACGGGCGCACGCCTTATCTGCATATCAAATACTCGGATAACGGCACATCATTCACGACCAACTCCGGAGAAACACCGGGTGCTTATATCGGCCAGTACACGGACTTTACAGCGACAGACAGTAACACATTCTCAGCCTACACCTGGTCGAAGATAAAAGGAGAAACTGGAGCGAAAGGCCCAACTGGAGCAACGGGTCCCGCAGGAGCAAAAGGGGCAGTTGGACAAGTTGGTCCGGTCGGTCCTATCGGACCCAAAGGGGATGCCGGAGCCAAAGGAGCGACTGGGGCAACCGGTCCTACAGGCCCCACAGGTCCGAAAGGTGCAACCGGCGCAAAAGGTGACAAAGGAGATGCTATCGCATCATCTTATATGAACGGGGTGATGAAATATGCCGATCCTTATTTCCGCACAAGTGCCAATTCGACCGGGCTATATAATAACTCCGGAGGTACTGCAGGAATCTGGGAACGATTAGCCAAGCCTTCCGGTGTGCCAGGACCAAGCAGCTATTATATGCGATATCGCTATACTGTTGGTACAACTTCACCCAATCGTGGCGGATTTACATTTTCTACAACAACCTATCGTAACTGTGAATATATAGCGAGAATCATCGCTAAGATTCCTGTAGGTTATACGATTAATTATCATGCCAATTCACAAGGTAATAATCCTATAGCTGGATGGCTTACACCTAATACCGGAACCGGTTCATATACCGAGTATGTATTCAGGTTAAAATGCAGTGACTCCGGTACATTCAGTACAAGTATGTTTTTTTCCTTCAATGGAGCCAATGCAGCGTTTACCGTCGAAGTAGCATACGCTACCGTATTTGATACGGTTGCCAATGACCGTACTACTTATATTGACTCCAATGGTGTCTATACAGGTACTCTTATAGCCAGGCAAATCACAGCAACGAACGTAGTATTCGGTACGGCCAATATAGGTGACACAACGATCACAAATGCGAAGATATCCGCCGTGGATGCCGCCAAGATCTCTACCGGTTATTTATCTGCCGCACGTATTGCCGCATTGGCTATAACCTCTGATAAGATTGCCGCTAATGCAATTACAGCGGTAAAAATTGCAGCGGGTACCATCACCTCGGACAAGATAAATGTTACTTCCATCCGGGCGGCTATATTGACTGCCGATGCGATTGCTGCACTGACTATCACAACCGGAAAACTGAATGTCACTAATGGCGCAACAATTGGTGGTTGGAAGGTAGAGGGAAATTCACTTTCTATAAAAAGTGCCGCATCTGCAAAGATACTTGTGGAACCAACTGGGGGGCGATTTTTGAGAATCAATGATAATTCCTCAGAATTGTTAAGCATCCGTGCGGATGGTGCTACAGGGATAAACATTTATACTCAAAGTACTACGGGCAAATGCTTGATCATGCATGCGCAGACAGGAGGAATGCCCGTCGAAAGTTATGGAAACCATATCTTTTACCAAAGACCCGGTGAAACTTGGAATGCTCCGGGCGCACTGTGGGCGGCTCGAATAAGTGCAGGCGGTAGTATAGAGAATTACTGGGGAAATGGCTGTACCGCTTCCGCAACACGAATAGGAATCGGTCAATATCGCATCAATCACGATTTGGGACATTCATCGTATTTCGTTATGATAACTTGTACACCATACTCTACTACTGGCAATAAATGGGTTTTTGGAATGATTGTCGAAAAACAGGATAGGTCTCTTATTGTCCATATATTAGATACAAATAAAGGTAATCTTGATGCCGCATTCGAGATTGCAATCATCGGACGGAATAGAATTTAATTAAAAAATTGCAGTTATGAAAATTGATTTTAGAAAAATTACAATGAAGGATATCGAGGGAATCGAAACAGAAATAGACCTCGATTATCAAGGCCTGGCAAATTACATCTTTAACCAGACCAAAGACCTCGGTGAATTAGAACTGGCTCGGAATATGTATAAAAAAGGTATTGTTGAAGTCGATTCTAAATGTGCTGAAGCCCTGAAAACTTACATACACGATGCCTTTAACGCATCCGTGCATGAAGCTATATTTCCCAAATTAGACAGTATTATTAACTCCTAAAAGTAACAATTATGATTACAGAAGATTTAGCGAAAAGAATGTCCTTACTGGACAGTGTGGCTTATATTAAAGTGGGTGAATCAACCCGCCAGTTGAGAATTCTCCGTGGCGAGAGCAGAGCGAAGGTTCTTGCACCTATCATCCAAGAGCTGATAACTGACATTGATCAGGAAAAGGCGACTTATATTCAAAAGCTGCTGACCGATTACGAATACACCGAAGATGGCGACTGCCTGTCCATCCTGCAAGGAGAAGAAAGAGCGTTGCTTGAAACTGCATTCGTTGATTATGTGGTAGCAGGTGGCGAATTGTAAGAGATGGCAAAAAGACTTATCAATCGCATCGTTATTCACTGCAGCGCTACCAAGTGCACGCAGGATTTTACTGCAGAGCAAGTAAAAGCGTCACATGTTGCAAGAGGTTTCCAGACTTGGGGATATCATTTCTATATCCGAAAATCCGGAGAGGTCCAACCGATGCGCCCTATCGAAGAGATTGGTGCCCACGTGCGTGGACACAATGCAAATTCAATTGGAATATGTTATGAAGGTGGTTTAGATGCTTCGGGAAATCCTGCAGACACAAGGACACCGGCACAAAAACAGTCAATGATTGCTTTACTGAATGAACTTATGATAAGTCATGAGATTCTTTATCTTGACGGGCACCGGGATCTCAGTCCGGACTTAAACGACAACGGCATTGTGGAGCCGGACGAGTGGATCAAGATGTGTCCCTGTTTTGAAGTACATTCCGAATATAACCATCTGGCAACAGTACTTATCAAACCCTAAACCTTGATTTGTGCGGATGCATTGGACTTTGTACGGTTTCGTACAAAATTCGTGCATCCGCATTTCTTTAGAATACAACGTGTTATCTTTGTTTCGTACGAAAGTACTAAATTTTGAAGCTATTGAAACATTGTACACCTTCCAGTTTACTTTCTTCCATAACATGAGCATAGATCATCGTCTCTTGAATATTAGTATGTCCTAACAGCTTTTGCAATGTAGCAATATCTTTAGTCTTTCTCAAAAAGATCGTAGCAAAAGTGTGACGTCCGGTTTTAGCCGATATTTTTTTGTTAATTTCTAATGATTTAGCTATTTCTTTCAGTTGTCGATTTACGACCTGATCACATTGTATGTGTGTAAATACTCGCCCTTGATTCTTACCTCCATTTAATTCATTGAGTAAATTTTTCACAGGCTCAGACATTGGTATTTTTATGGGTTCAGGCTTGCAATTTCGATTTTTTATTCGATAGTAAGTTAGTATGTTATTACTTACTTGCTCAATAGTGAACATGCGGGCATCAGTAATATGTAGGCTTGTGAAGCACATAAAAAGAAAGAAAGCTAATGTATTCTGCAATTTATCAGGTAGTACTCTTTGATAATAGAGGCGTAAGAATTGCATCAGTTCTTCTTCTGACAAATAATCTACGTCACTTTTTATACGCCGGATATGGAACTCATTGAATGGATTTACATCTACATAACCTTTACGAAATGCTGCGGTTACATAGATCTTAACGGTTGACATATTCCTTTGTGCTGTTGCTTCAGAATTTCCCAATTTCTTTTTCATATAGATAAGATAGTCACTTAGATAATCTTTCGTGAGATCTTGAAATTGCAATAGCTCATTATATTCCTTGAATTTCTTCATACAGCTAACATGATGCTTAAATGTCCCCATTTCAATCCGCCGGCTATATGTTTTCATATATTCTTTAACGAAGTCATGGAATGTTTTATAATCCGTTGGATTATTATATTCCCTCATAAAGATCTCTTTCGTTAATAGTTTATCTTTCAACCGGAATTTTACCAGTATATCATTAATATGGGCTTTTATGTTGCTAATAACTAAATTAGTATCCTTAACTTCCTTGCTGTTTCCTTTGACTAATCCACTTTTACAGTCGAATTTGAGTACAGGCACAGATATTTTGCAAGGAAGCATCAACTTTTCTTTGCCAAGATAGAAGGTTATATATACCGGCGCATTACCTTCTTTCGTCAATCTTTGTGTTGCACCTCAAAAAGTAGACACTGGAAGGTAGAAAAAAGATAGAGATTGGTTATCTTCGTAAGTGGATAAAGGAAGCGCCCTGTAGAGAGGGGGTAGCCCGAACGAAAGGGCGCTTCCTTAGCCCGTTTTGATTACCCCTGTCATCTACCGGAAAGGAGAAACTTTTATGGCAAAACATTTGAATCCATTGGAAAAAGAGTTCTTGATACGTAAGTTCAAGAGCAATTCCTTGATTAAGTTAAGTGACTTCTGTACAGTCAACAACATCTCTGACACAGCCTTCAAAAAATGGATAAGGCAGTATGATGAAGGTGGCTTAGAAGGTCTTGCGCGTGCTGACGCAGAGCTAAAGGGTGTTCTTCCTGAGGGTCTCAACCCTACGGAAGAAGCCTATAAGCGGGAGATTCTGCGACTCCGCATAGAGAACGAGCGTTTAAAAAAAAATTATGCGGTACGTCAGACCGAGGATGGGCAAACGGAGTATGTTCGTTTAAAGCCGAAGAATTTAAAATAGTCGATATGTTGTCAAGAGACTTTGCGATAGCGGATATCTGCCCCATGATGGGTGTGAGCCGTGCCGGCTATTATAAATGGAAGAGGCGTGAACCTTCTATGCGTGACATCACCAGGGAAGCGATGGTCGAAATCGTCGAACAGATCCATACGGAGCATCCGTCACATGGATACCGTTGGACGGCTGCTTATATACGTCATAATCTCAACCTCATTCTCAGTGACAACTTCGTCTATAAGTGCTTCCGATATCTTGGAATACAGTCTGAAACCTGCCACAAGGTGCATTATAAGCCTCGTAAGGTACGTGATCGATATCCTAATCTGATATTTTCCACATGGGATACGGTCGACCGTCCCCGCCAGGTGATAGTATCTGACATGACTGTACTTAAGTTCTGGATATTCTATTTTGAGCTGACTTTCTACTTTGACGTATTCACTAAAGAGATATTGTCCTGGAAGTTGGCCGAGCGTAGGGGCGCCCGTGAACAATATGTGGATGGATTGAAAGAGGTAGTGACCCTGTTGAAGGGCTCTTCCGAGTCTGTTGTACTTCATACGGATCAAGGCAGTGTTTATTCATCAATGGCTTATAATGACCTTATAAAAGATACTGTGATAGTAAGGTCTATGTCACGTGCCGGGAAACCCACAGACAATCCCGTAAATGAGGCTCTTAATGGATGGATAAAAGAGGAACTGATGATAGACTACCGAATTGACAATTGTCGTTCGCGCGATCAGGTAAGAACTGTTTTAGAGAACTACATGGAATACTACAATAAGCAGCGCCCCTGTTTTGCTATTGGGTATGATACTCCCGTAGGCTATCGGAAGAAATATTACAAAGGTGAATTAGACAGAAAAGACACTTTTTCTAAGAGGGAACTATCCGAATTACCGAAATTTGTACAGAAGAGGAAAAATCATGCTGATAATCAAAAGGTTGAATAATGTGTATACTTTTAAAAAGAAAAACTTGTGAAAATGGATGGGAATGTCTACTTTCGCAAAAGAGAAATTAAGAAAAAGTGTAGTATTGACTACTTTTAAAAATAGTATTAACTAAAGATTATTTTTAGTGTCTACTTTATTGAGCTGGTACACCAGTAGCAAGTTAGCTCGTAAAACCCATGTAGATTTGATGAATAAGGTTCAGGTTGATAAATATGCTGCTGGCCTTCATGCCAAGAATAGTGGTGCGGTAGATAGATACACCAATATGGGAATCAAAGAACGTTTTATACTCATGTGTGTAGCTTTTGGATGTGAAGAATATAAAGTTGATTCGGAACTCAGAATAGAGAAATGAACGGCGATATTAAAAAAGGAACTTGTAAATATGATAGAATAATATGGATTTTACCAAAGAAAAAATAGAGGAATTAGAAACAGAAGCTTTTGATTTGTATGGAAACTTTTGTTTGCTGGAAAATAACATTTTTTACAGTGGAATTAGAGGAAAATATGCAGTATTCTTTGAAAAGCCTGACTGTATACTCCAAGTGAATAGATACATCACAAATATAAGAGAAGCAATTAAGTGGAGCAAAGAACAACCATTTGCCAATTGCCTAAAGATCCTCAACTTCATATTTGACAAATGTGAAAAGGACATCCAACAATATTCAAATGAATTTAATGCTACACTTGATTACGCACCAACTCAAGACGAAGTAGACAAACATGTAGCTAACATTTCCATAAGCGATGATTTCAATGATTCCATGTATGAAAGACTCATGGAAGATGGGTATGATAAAGCGATCAAAGATTATGAGGAAAAACATAAAAAGGAAATAGAGGGTTTGACTATGCTAAGAAAGGCTTTGTATAGTGTTGAAAAAGAAATATACAGCCAAAAGTGCAAACAAAAATTCATAAAAGAAGCATTAGCAAGCCAAAATGAAGAGAAGCCACCAAAGCCCGATATATCAGATTTTATATGCGCACCAGATAAGAAAAGAGCAGAATCAATCATAAAACAAGTGTTAATCGACAAAAAAGGTAAACAAGTTGCGATATCCATTATCGCTTTAGAAAAAACTAAGTATATAAAAATACACACACGATCTTCATTTTATGAAGTGATAAGATTGCATTTTGGATATGATATAGGAACTGACCAATCTATAAATAAGTATTTAACCAAGAGTAGTGGAAAGATCCAAGAAAAGCGTGAATATGCTTTCTTCTCTAATACAGAGATAGAAGAGGAGATAGAAAGTATCACTCAAATGTGCCAGGAGATATAAAAGTATCTCCTTTTTTTTTATTATTTAGTTGTTTCAGTTGTCAGACAACCAAACACAACTGAAACTATTTCAAATCCAACTAGTTAACCCATAACTTTGCTCCGTCAAATAACCAATAGCAGTAGCTACCTATTGGAGAAAGGCAAATCATAAAAGCAAAAGTTATGAGTTTACAAGAAATTATCCAAAGTGGTGCAAACGTATCAATAACGATTGGTACAAATGACCTATTACAATTTGCAAATCATATAATTCGAACTACTAAAGAAGAATTAGAAAGTACTATTCTTGCCAAAAAGAAAGAAACGTATGTCACCCCAGATGAAGCGAGTAAACAGTTGCATGTTGACCGCTCGACTTTATGGAGATGGGCTAAAACTGGGTATCTTATACCTATAGAGGTTGGAGGGAAAAGACTATATAAACAGTCTGAAATTGACATTATCCTTAACAAATAAGAAAGGAGTTGCCCTATGACTAAGCAAAAGAACAACTCCAAATATCTTGGGCACGATTATACAGACAAAAGTACTGATTCCGCACGAAATATCCAATCAGTCCGCAAATTATTTTTAACTGGTGGCAAGTTTACCGCTAAAGACATAAATTCTTTGGCAGGGACGAATGATGCCCGGAAATTAATCTCCGTCCTTCGCCACAAAGAAGGTTGGAAGATAGAGGATTGCCGGTTATCGAACGGATGTAAACTCTATTGGCTGGCTGAGAAAGGAGGCTCTAATGAGTGAAGTAATAAAACAGATTGTTAGCGAATTTGAGAAGCCTGCAGTTGATATCCCATCTGATATAATGGATGCTATTCAAAATAGCCGTCTGGACTTATCGCAGAATATCCCCGATCCGCAAATGCTTGTATCAAAAGGAAACTTACCAGTATGCACCAGAGGGAATTTCTCTTTCGTTATTGGGTTGCCTGGTGCAAGAAAAAGTTTTCTATGTTCTGGCATTGCGGGGGCATTTCTGAATGAAAACGGCTGTATGGGGCTGGATAATCCCAACGGAACCGGGAAATTACTTTGGATTGATACAGAGCAAGCGCCGGGACATGTGGCGAAGATTGGGCGAAGATTGCACCGCATTGCAGGGCTTCCAACTAACATCAATTCAGATAATATCATTATTCACATGTTAAGAGAATATCAGCCACCAGTAAGACATAAAATCTTTTATACATGCATGAATCTATACCACCCTGATTTTATCGTTCTTGATGGGGTTAGTGATCTAATTGCTGATCCCAACAGTTCAGAGCAATCAACATCTGTAGTTAATGATTTGATGGCACTTACGAAGGAATATGATTGCCATGTTCTGACAGTTATTCACGCCAATGTCGGAAGCGAAAAAGCCCGGGGACATCTTGGATCGGAAGCTTTGCGGAAGTGTGAAACAGCGATTTTCGCAGAGGCTAAAGGTGATATAACATTATGCAAATGGGCAAAAACAAGAGATATGCGACCGATGGACTTTGCATTTATGGTTCTGGAAGGACTTCCCGTTGAAGCAGAATATATTCCTGTTGAAGCAAAAATAGATAAGCTACAACAGATTCTATCAAGTGTTATGCCTCAATATCCGGCAACTATAACCTATTCGGATTTAAGACAGAAATTAATGCTACAACTTGGAGTAAAAGCAAGCGCCTCCGAAAAGAATATAAAGAAAGCAGTCGATAATGGATATATTATCAAAAATCAGGTTGGATGTTATTACCTGCCAAAGATTGAAAAAGCTAATGACACACTACCATTTTAGCAATCGTTACCGTACCGTACTTTTCTACCGTACTTATTACCCCTTCTATAGAAGGGGGTAAATACGGTTGTTACGGTATACGGCAATTTTACGGTAAAAATACGGTAAGCAATACGGTAGAATAAAACTATATGAATTTTGATATATGAATGAAGCAAAATATCACCTCCAAAAATACACCGGTATGAACTCCCGGCATACATGTCCACAGTGCGGACACAAAAAAGAGTTCACTCTTTATGTTGATGAAAGAAATGTTCCTATTGATGAATCATGCGGACGTTGCAACCGTGAACGTTGCGGCTACCACTTGACGCCTTCGGAATATTTCAAGTCACACCCGACCAATGATCAGACGAACTTTACAGGATGGAAGCAGCCGGAACCACCTAAAGTTATTCCCGTGTCCTATCTTCCTTCCTCATTATTGGTAACAGATATGCACCGAACTAGTAACAACCTATTTCGATTCATGGCAAAAGAGTTCGGAAATGATGAGGCAGACCGTGTCTTTGATATCTACCATGTTGGAACATCCCGTCACTGGAAGAACAATGGTGGGTTAGCAACTACCTTCCCGCAGATTGATGAAAAAGGCAGATTATGCCAATTAAAGGTCATGGCCTACAATCCGAACACAGGTAAGCGAATGAAGAAACAGGACCAGGCGGAATTATGGAGTGACAAGGCTCAAAAGTACATTCCCGACACCCGACCAATGGATAAGATTTGGTTTGCTGGAAAAACGCTCCTCGGAAACTATGAAGCAAACCTGCAGCAAACTTTCTTTGGTTGCCATTTGGTTAAAGAGGCTTCTCGTGTGGGAATTGTCGAAAGTGAGAAATCAGCCCTTATCTGTTCTATTTTGATGCCGGAAATTACCTGGATAGCAACAGGCGGTTGCAATGGTTGTAAATGGACAGAAACAAGCGTTAATCAACCGTTATCAGGCAAAAGAGTAGTCTTATACCCTGATGCTGGGATGTTGGAAAAATGGGAAGAAAAAGCGGCAATCTTACGGAACTATGGAATAGATGTAACCGTAAGCCGGATTTGTGAAGGTCTACCAGATAACTGTGATGTTGCTGATGTACTTCTCAGAGAACGCCACGCAAAAAGAGGAATGACAGTAGGCGAAGTTATGGCTTATGCCACTGAAATAGGAGTTATTAACCAAATTCACGTAAACGTATGAAATTAAGAGAATATCAAAATAATATAGCCATACAAGCGGCATATAAACTGGTCGCTTTGGGTTGCTGCTATCTATCAATGGAATGCAGGACGGGTAAGACTATCACGGCATTGTCTACCGCTGACAACTTCGATGCTGAGAGTGTATTATTCATCACCAAGTTAAAGGCTATACCAAGTATTAAGGCTGACTATGAAGCGTTAAAATCGTCTTTCAAGTTGGATGTTGTCAACTATGAAAGTTGCCATAAAGCAAAAGGAAAGTATGATCTTGTGATTATTGATGAAGCTCACTCGCTGGGTGCATATCCAAAACCAAGCAAACGGACTCAGGAAATAAAGTCCATTTGCGAAGGGTTGCCCGTCCTGTATTTGTCCGGCACACCATCACCGGAAAGTTACAGCCAATTATATCACCAATTCTGGATATGTTCATCCTCTCCGTGGAAAGAGTACAAGACTTTCTACAAGTGGGCAAAGGCCTATGTGAACGTGAGACAGAAGAAGGTGAACGGTTACTTCATCAACGACTACAGCCATGCGGACAAAGCGAAGATAGACCGGGACACAAAAGACTTGTTCATCAGCTACTCACAGGAACAAGCTGGATTTGAGGTGAACATAAACGAGCATATACTATCAGTACCAATGAATGACTGGACCGGGCGATACATAAAATCCATGCGTGATAACCTGATGGTAGAAATAGATGGCAATGCCATTTTAGGCGACACTCCGGCTAAATTACTCACCAAGCTGCATCAGCTATCATCCGGTACCGTAATTGCTGAAAATGGGGTTCATTTGACATTTGACAAAAGTAAGGCTGAATTTGTCCGTAAGCAGTTCGCAGGGAAGAAGGTTGCACTCTTTTATGTGTACCAGTCGGAAGCCGAGCTGTTGCAATCCGTCTTTCCTAACTGGACGGATAACCCGGAAGAGTTTCAAGCCTCATCAAATAAAGTCTTTATATCGCAAGTTCGCCGGGCCCGTGAAGGCGTAAGACTTGATACAGCCGATGCGCTCATCTTCTTCAACATGGAGTTTAGTTTTCTATCATACGAGCAGGGACGAAATCGGCTCGTATCAAAAGAACGGACAGCACCAGCAGAGGTCTATTTCCTTTGCTCTGACTGCGGTATCGAAAGCAAGATATTGGATGCGGTACATGGGAAACAGGACTTTACCCTTTCATACTATGGCAGAACTGGAAAGTAAAATACAAGTCAGAATCATCAAGCGGTTGGAATCGGAAGGCTACTATGTGGTAAAGCTTATCCTTACCAACAAAAACGGTATTCCTGATTTATTGGTACTGAAGGAAGGTAAAGCCTTTTTTGTGGAAGTCAAGCGGCCGGGTGAAAAGCCTCGACCATTACAAGAATACCGGATGAACGAGTTAAGAGAGTTAGGGTTTATATGTGAAGTGTGGAAAGAATAGATTTAAGCCACTTTTTCTTGCGAGGTAATAAAGATAAAGTGGCTAATTTTTAAAACGTGATAAGAATATGAAGGAATTAGAGAGTATAAAGCATCCGCCATAGAAGGACAAAAGAAGGTTCAGAATTATATGCAAAAAGCATTAAGTAAATAAATCATTAACAATCAAAATTTATGAAACAGCAAGAATTTTTCGGAGTTAAAAAGAACAGTGATAAACACCTCTATGTGAGAAGAGGCGATAATAACGAGGTTCTCATTACCAGAACGCAAAACGAGCAAGTTATAGAGGAGACAGAAACTATACATCTCGATTATGATGAGGCAAGGAAGTTGGGTGTTCAGTTACTCAAATTAGCAAACGACGCACTTCCTGAATCGGGAATTGAACTTAAAGTAAGCCACTTGGTAGATAGCATTACGATATGCCAAGGAGTTAATCCAGATGAAACCTTATCCAATACTGCTTACATTACTATTGACGAAAGCGATGAGGCTAAACAATTACGTGAGAATAGCGGATTGGAGCCTGGATTTTCTATTGAGGGAGAACCATTGGAGAAACTAATCTCCGCATTGGCAAAGATTGTATAACTCAATCCCGGGTAGGTCTGCTTCGGATGATCTACCCGGTTTCTAAATGAATCTATTATAGATATGGGAAGAAAGAAAGGAACAGAAAAAACAGGAGGGCGCAAAGCTGGAACGCCCAACAAGGTAACGGGTACTGTCAAAGAATGGATTCAGAAAGTTATTGATGGCAAACGCCAACAGTTTGAGGACGATTTAGATGATTTAGAACCGGGTGAACGTGTCCGGGTTATATTAAACCTTTTGCAGTACGTCACGCCAAAGATGCAATCTGCAAGCCCGGAAGAACTGTTGGAGGCTGAATATCAGAAGCTATCCGAATTACTGGACACTGCACCAGATGAGGTTGTAAACGAGATTGTAGTACGAGTTAAAAGGCTAACCAATGACAGAAGAAGAGAGACAACAAAAGATTGATACCATATTAGGCACAATAAAGAAACAGGCGGATTACCCGGATGTTTCTATTCATTTATGGATTACTGGAGCTACAGAAGGCAAGCCGGGTGAACCGGACTTTGAAGAGTGGATGCGGATATGTACGCAGTATGTAGATGCCTACTTTCAAGAAACGGGAAAACGTGATGCTGATTCCTCGTTTGCTAAATATGTGAGAATGTACGGAAGGAGGGAACATGAAAGACAAGGTTAAGGAAATTCTATCAATAGCCAAAGGTATCAAGCCGTCTTACTTCATTCAATATACGGTCATGGATGGCGAGATAGTAATCACTGATGCAAATAAGCACTATGATGGTTCGCCTAACCTAATCTATGGCGATGTCATGGCAGAACTCCGACCAGATAAAGAAGTTATTGCCAAATACGAGAAAGACGGCATAGACGAAGAAAAAGCGGTCCTATTCCGGGCGCATTGGGAGAGAGAAACAGAGAAAGATAAAATCTTTTTAAATAATAAGGAGGCATTAAGATGAAATTTACACCAACAGAAAAGAACGATTGGTTACAATCAATCAAGTTAAACGAAGACTACCAAAAATTCAATGATAAGCAGTTATCAAGCATTTACGAAGCGATGGTAGAAGAAGCAAATAGAGGTATGATAGCCGCAGCAGCTTTGGGCGGCAAATGGGAACTGGGCGAACCTGATTACAATCTATTGAAAGCAAAGAATATTTCCAACGCTCCAGCCGAAAGACTTGTTCAGGTATTCAAAGAACTATATTCAGAGTATGAAAAGAATCTCCGTAATATGTTCAATGATTCCAGAGCGGAGCTAAGTATTTCGCCTCAACAGGTAGCAGAAGCATTACACCGCTATGGGCTGGATGAATATGCCTCACAAGTCTATATTCTTTTCGGTGGTATGTATGCCGGATGTGCCTACAACATAAAGAATGTGATTCAGGATGTGAAAGGATGGGTTGCCGCCTATCGTATGGCTGACGAACTGAATGTTAATGTATCAGAGATTGAACCGCTAAAAGCATTAGAGTACTATAAAATTAAAAATCATGAATCATAGAATAATCAGATTAGCAGGTAGAAGCTATGTAATATGCGGCTTCACCCCTTCAACTACAAAGAGAGTAATATCAACGCTCAGAGGATTAGACGTACAGGAATTGAAAGATATTCCTGATGCTATCCCGGTGATGGTAAATGCTATTTCAATAGCCATTTCAGGAAGCGGCATTTTAAGCCGATTTAAAGCTATGTTTATTCGCAGACAGCTAATTAATCATGCGGAAGTAGAAAGTTTGCTGGAAGCAACGGAAAATGTTATAGGGATGATTCCTACTGATGAGTTCTACACACTATCAACAATTACCAATCAATTCAAAAAAGCAATCGTAAAATGAAAAACAATGCAGCAAAAATAGTAGCAGATTCTTTATTGAGAACGTACTACAAGGAAGTAAAGTTAGGTAAGTTCACATATCGGATTTACCAGCCGACAATCAAAGACCTTTTGAATATTCTTAATGATTCAGGGGTAAGTATCAATGAAGGCATGAAGCGTATGGAATTGATAGCGCAAATGCCTGAACACATAGAAGAGTGTGCCCGTGCAATCTCTTATGCTGTTTCTATCAATAGGCCCGAAGCTTACCGCAAGATGGCATACCAATATATCACCCATTACGCCACGATGGAGCAGATAGTAAATGCTTTCGTTGTATTATCCGGTGTGATTAATGGGAAAGAACTCTTTGATAGTGTAAAAATAGATAAATTTCGCTCAAAGAACGGAACAGCAGAAACAATAGGTGCAAATTCTATCTTTGGTGCAATGGGTTCATTGATGGATAGTCTTCATTTAACATACAAAGAAGCTTTTGAAGTGATTCCTTACCCTTGTTTGTTGATGATGAACGCTGATAAGTTACGAGTGTTGGGAGCTGGGGAAGATAAATTGGTAGAAGTATCAACGGAGGAATTTTTCAGAATGAGAGCAGAAAGGAGGGGTAACAATGGCTGATTTATGGTTTAAGATTCGGGCTGATGTGTCAGAACTTGATAAAGCCTATAAAAGACTTGCTGAGATTGAAAAAATGGTTGCCAGCTTCAATAATAAATTATCAAAATCAGAACCGGGTGGTAAAGCATTTAAAGAGATTAGCAAACAGCTTACTTCTTTAGAAAAGCAGCATGAACAAACTTTAAAGAAAATAGCCTCACTTGAAACAGCCAGTCAAAACCATGCTCAAAAAGAAGTAGAGAACCAACGTATCATATCTCAGGCTATAAAAGAAGCTGTTTCCTCCGAAAAGCTAAAACAAGAAACTTCAAAAGCGTCTATTCAAAACTCAAAAGCGCAAATAGAAGCTATAAAATTAGAGTTGGAGGAATTGAAGAAAAGAAGAGCCTTTGATAATGATGTGTATATAATAATCGAAAAGTATACCAGATAATAATTGAAAAGTAGTCCACTAGTTTCGTTATGCAAAGGATATAATTCTTTTATTTTTGTGATACATATCTCCTCATGTTTTGTGTTTCTTTAACTCTATATGATTGTCCGCTCATGTTCACCAGATGTGCTTTATGGGTTAGTCTGTCTACCATTGCAGCGACTAGAACTTTATCTTTTACAATTTCTCCCCATCTGTCAAAAGATAGATTTGTGGTAATGATTGTCGCTTTTTTCCCGGCTCTGAGTGATAGGTGGTTAAACAATAGTTCTCCTCCTTCCTTATCACAACTTACATATCCAAATTCATCACAAATGACCATATCATACTTTTCAAACCTGAGTTCGAGTTGTCTTAGACTCTTCTGTGACCTACATTCCCTTATTTGTGTTAGCAGATGCGGTACAGATGTAAAAAAGACCGTATATCCTTCCATGCACGCCTTGATCCCCAATGCGGTGGCTATATGTGTCTTTCCTGTTCCCGGATTTCCATATAACACCACGTTTCTTCCTTCTTTAACAAATTCAAGTGTTTCCAGTTCAGGTATGACCATCTGTGCGTCTTTAGGCAAATCCTCTCTTATGAGCTCCTGCAAATACTTCATCTGCGGGAATCCGGCTATCCTTACCCGTTGTTTTCTTCGTTTCTCTACCCTTATTTCCATTTCCTTTTCCAGTATGCGTGCAATCAATGTCCTGCATCCCCAGTTCTCCTGCGTTGCCAATGTGATAAAGTCCTCCAGTTCGTTCTGTAGAACATTTATTTTAAGTTCTCTGGCATAGTCTGTAATCATTTCTTTTTCTGACAAGTAGTCCATAACAATATTTTTTTAGTTTAAAGAATCTATTTGAGTTAAAGCCTGTGTGCTGTCCATCATCCTGGTCAGGTCCACAAGGATCCCCATTGCCGCATCCTCTATCTGCCGTGATTGCTGTCGGTGCTCCGGAGCAGGCACATTTTCCCCATTTCCATCCTGCGGCTCATTATTAGCGTGCATAAAGGCTTTAATCTGGTCTGCCGATACCTTGTGTACTCCACGCAGTCTCAAAGCCTCATAGGAACGTATGATATCCTTGTCTGTAAATCCATTCTCTGCGGCATACTGTATTAACAGAACAAAGTCCCTTCCATTATCCTGGAAATGTATCTGGAAGAGTTCCTGTATCTTAGCGGGCATCTGCATGAGTGCCAACGATCCTTGTACCGCCCCCGGCTTGCGCAGCAGGGTACGAGCGTAATGCTCCAACTGTATTTTCCAGTCTGCCACGCCATACACACGTTCATGCGCTGCCACCTTCACCTGCCCATGGAAGATAACAACCTTCTCGCTGTATATCTTGACAGAAACCGTTTTCCCCACTAATGTGTCGGGAACGGAGTAATGGATGTTCTTCATACAGATAGTAGACCACTTATCAACTTTATAATCCTCCATTTGAAAGCATCCCATCTCGTTTATATGTGGCTGCAAGGCTGCCAGATCAGCCGCGAGCGACTCTACCTTGTCCAAGGTGGAGATACTTCCGGCTTGTGTGTTAAGTCCTTCACATACCTCTTGCAGGTGTTTGCCGGCTTCTTCTACCGAGTCGAAATCCATCTTCATACAGAACGCCTTGCGCCTGACATACTCCACGCTACGTTCCACATGTCCTTTTTCCCATCCGGCACGTGCGTTGCAAAAGCGGAAATCAAACCGGTAAAAGGCGCACATACGGCTCAAAGCCTCCGTGGGAGTCTTATCTGTCCCTACGAAGTCCTTGACCGCCACACGCATATTGTCATATACCATGACATAGGGAACTCCCTTGACCTGGCGGAAGAAATTACGGTGTGATTCCATAAAGGCCAGCGTATTCTGATGACGGAACAGATAGGCATAACGCCCATTGCTGTGACTAAAAGTAAACACAGCCAGAAAGAAACGCTGAAGCTTACCATGTATGCGGAGTTTTACCTCTCCCCAGTCGAACTCGCAGTTCTCTCCCGGGATATAGTACTGCCGGATAAAAGCCTCTTCCCGTTTACGGGACTTTTGAGTATCAATCCCCGTGATATACTTGCATACGCTCGGATAGCTGACTGAGAATCCTCGTGAAAGAAGAAGATTGTGAATATCCTTCTTTAACATACATTGCTTCTTTAGACCACTGGCACGTTTGCTGGCATTTTTAGCTAAGCAATCATCTATAATGGATTGTACCTGTCCTGTGATTACTCTACGGCTACGTTTAGAGCTATCATACCGGGGCGCAGTAGTCAAAATTGTCTCTAAACTTACTGAAGGAGTATCAGAAGACAATGTACTCTCATACTCCTGGATTACCTTATGTACCGTTTTACGGCTGATGTCCAGTTCGCGGGCAATGGCACGTTTGCTGAGCCCACGACTTCTATACAAATGAATTATGGTTTGTTTATCCACCATGGTTATCATGTTTATACTTCCTTATTGGTTGAACCACAAAGGAAGTGGTTATATTAATAAATCTTAATATAGAGCATGTAATTACGATAGGGAAATAGTAAAAAACAGACTCCATTTACTAACCTAGTGGTATACTTTTCAATTATTATGGTGGACTACTTTTGGGTTATTATTTACACGTGCACGTATAGAAATCCGGATTCCGGTGCGCGCCCGGGAAATCGAGATTTCATCCAGTTAATTAATTATCAATTTTTAAATGGGATTTAAGGAGTCCCCCGGTAAAGTCCGGTTTATTATGTTACTCGTTTAGTAATGTCAAAAGAGATTTGCGGGACGGTATAGTTCCCGTCCCGCATACCTCAAATCAGAAAAAACACATGAGAACAGTTACTACACCATCACCATCTCAAAGCAGGGATAAACGCACAAAAGCGGATTTATTCATCAATGAAAATCCGGAAGAATTAGATGTTATCCGGCAACATGTACGTGATCTCAATAAAATACCACTCCGAATTGATGCGCGTACGATCGTAATGGTCAAGCCTGAGTTGTGTACACCACAACATGCGGCAAAACTCCGAGCAAAGTTCGAAAAAGCAAGAAAGCAATTCACATAAACGCTCTCAGTAAGAGCATATTTATATTAATAATTTAATGAAGCCGACTGAAAAGGACAGTCGTCGGGACAGCCCCGGGTTAGGGTTAGTACCGGGGTGATTCCCGGTACTTTTAAAAAACTTTCCCTAATGATAAAAGCGATAGAAATGAAAAAAGATAATCTCAAAGCAACTTTGACAGAATTAGCAGCCAGTTGTATTAATAATAAATTTCATGGTATTAGCATTCTCTCTCAAAAAGAGGGAGAAAAAAATGCTGTCGCTGCTATGGTGAACGGGAATCCGGTAGAGATCATCATAGGTATAATAAAAGCTATGAATTCAGATCGTCAAGTGAAAGCGATCTTAGAAGCAGCTGTAGAGCATCAAGATTTGCTTAACAGTTCGCATGTTTCTGCTGTGGATAAGTTAGCTATGAATTTCGATAAGAACTAATTAGAAAAGAATAAAATGAAAAAGCAAGATTTTAAGAAGAGTTTTCCTGATGTATGTGTGCAGGAAATAATATTTGAGAAAGTTATATCTCGGAGAGAGATAGAAGATAAGGTTATCAAATTAGTTAATGGACTTCAAACTGGATTGTTAGGTTATGAATCTTCCGGCAAAAAACTGAAGGTATTTACCAGTTATCAGTTTAAAGACAAATTGGATAAAATGATTAAGGGTGAGCAGGTTCTTGACGAGAACACCGGACTTGTTGGTACAATTATGAGCGAAGAACCATTTGTGTACAGTGCTGAAATGTGTGTAAGGGTTAGCTTCGGTGAAACTTCTGATGTGTATGCTTGTACTTATTTCAAATAAAATTATATATGAAAAAGCAGTATGTCATAGCACGTTATTTCCGAGGTTGGCACGTGGAAACAATGTGCCAACCTACAACAAAGAGGGATGCTGATAAACGATGTGCTAAACTACAAAAAGAAGCGTCTTCATTGACCGAATACAAGGTGCTTAAAATTGCCACTACGAATAAAAAAGTGACTTACATTTAACGTATAACTATAAAATACTGAATAAAATGAAAACAAAATTTGTAAAAGAGACAGATCGTAAAGGTACTTATATTATTGAAGGTTCATTTGATGGTACGTTTTTTAATATAAAGAGGTTTATCTGTCAAGTTCAAAAACAAGAAACTGAAAAAGAAACGCAAAAATTAGCTGATTTTATTTTATCAAAACTTAATTCAATTTAAATATAATCTAATATGGCATACGCTAATACAACCAAAGAAATGCTTGACAGTCCACTGGAATGGACTGTTTGCTTGTCAAAAATAGATTGCATTGTGTTACGTCCGAAAATAAAGGAAATGTTATTCGTAACCAGGAAGCAATTCGAACGCCTTAGTGATATCTATGAGTCTGGAGAGTCCACAGAGGAGCAAGTAAAATCGTATGAGAAAACAAAGCAGAAGTATAATACTCTGTCAACTACTCTCATGGCGATGGACGATGTAATAAGAGAGCAGTTCTAATTAATTTAGATAAATTAGAAAGGAGTACAATTATGGCATGGGCTGTAACAAGAAAGAATGTCAAGATCCACATTCACAATAACCAAGGTGGTTCTGTTGAAGATTACAATGTTTGTATTTCGCACAAGAAACTGAAGGCTCTTGGTGCTAAACGTAGGGTCTATAAAAACACGAATGAGGTCTTCTTTCTTATCGAATCGGATTATGAAATAAGCCTTTAAATAGATGTAAAATAACTAATTACAAATAACGAACATTATGATTGAAGCAAGATATATAAATAGTGTGTGCAATTTTACGTTAAACGATAATGCAGAAAAATGCGATTTCCTACAGTTTTTAAAGCGTACGAGTATGATAGAACCTTGCGGATCTGAATATGAATGCAGAAACGATGTGCATTTGCTTAGTAAACTGTGCGCAATAGGATATTTAATCGTTGGATATAAAGATTCAGAAAACCCACGTGCTGTATTCTGTGAATCCGGTACCAGAAACGGGAAAACACTCTTTGCTAACTTTTTTAGAGAGGTATCACGAATGTATGTTGTACAGGGTAAAACCTTGGATATAACAAAGAACTTATTTCCATGGTCACAAATGCCGGAAGGAACTAAAATAGTTCTCATTGACGATGTACCAGAGCAATTCTGTTTCGAGTATCTATTCCCCAATATTACGGGCGATTGGCATATTAACAAGAAAGGAGGTAGATGTAGTTTTCTACCATTCAACAAATCACCAAAGCTCATATTGACAAGTGAGAAGCCATTACCATCGAAAGGTCCCAGCTTAAAATATCGTATGTGGCGACTTCGATTTTCTAACTACTATAACCAAGAACGCAATATAGTAAGCGATTTCGGAAAGATCTTTTATCATGAATGGAGTACGGCTGATTGGGCATATACATGGGAACTGATTGCGGACTGTATCAGCTTATACCTGCGCTATGGCTATGTTGATACAGATAATATTGAATGAGTTAATGATTGCACTCCCAAACGTGTGATCAAAGACTTTCCCCAATAAAAATTAGACTAAAATGGAACTAAACGATGTATTATCACAGTCAGATGCGATACGAAAAGAAATCGTAAATCGCATACATTGCCAAGTAGAAGATTTTGAAGTCGTAGAATACGATTCCGGAGGAATTGGCATACATTGGAGTGCTATATATCCTCGTTATGGACTGATTGATGTGCCTTACGGTTGGATCGTCGCGGGGATATATCCTGCGGAAAACAGATTAGCTATGTATGCGGATCCCGGTGATTTTCTCTGTATGAAGTAGTCCTGTTACTACGACAGGGAAATCCCGTAATTCGCAGAATGATAAAATCAACAATATATGCAATTCACTGATAATGATGTAAGTAGAATAAAGGACGCAGCAAAGGGACGCCTGCTCGATGTCGCCCAGGATTTTCATGAGTTCAGAAAATCCGGAGTCAGTTATGTTTGTGATTGCCCTCACTGTGGTGTAGCCCGCAAATTTAGCATCAATCCGAACAAAGAAGTCTTTGGATGTTTTTCATGCCATGAGGTAAACGGTAACGGTGCGCTTTCATTCCTTATGAAAGTCGAAGGTAAGGAATATACTGCAGCACTTGATTACCTGGCTAACCGGTTCAATGTTCTACTGGATGAAAAGCCCCAACCCAAGAAAATAAAGAAGCTCAAAAAAGGTAGTAAAGCAGCCAAAGGCGTGGATGTAGACAGTTATTGCGCGCGTATGCTGGCTGCCTCCGGATTAACTTTTGAGGATGTCACCGCAAAGGTTTATAAGAGTGATGACAAGCAGGCTATATTCGAATTGAGGACATTTCGCCCCGGTACCATTGACGAACGTGGTGCCATCACCAAGGGCGATGATGTGATCATCGAATATTATGATCTTGACGGTATGCCTGTCACCTACTACCGCAAAGACAGCAAGAAACGTGTAACTAACGAGAAGAAAGAATATTTCCGGGTCCGTTGGCAGTTCCCGGATTCCCACCTGGATAAAGAGGGAAAGCCATTCAAATACAAATCGCCTCCCGGATCCGGAACACCGGTATATATACCGGAGCGCATACGTAAGATGTCTAAGGAGAAAACGCCTATTCCCCGCCTCTATATCCAGGAAGGGGAAAAGAAAGCGGAAAAGGCGTGCAAGCACGGTATCCCGTCGATTGCAGTCTCCGGTATTCAGAATCTCGGAATGAACGGCTCGCTACCGGAAGATGTGGTGCGTATCATTACTGAATGCCAGGTTAAAGAGGTCGCATTTATCTTTGATTCGGACTGGAATGACATCTCAACGAATATAAAGATCAATGACCAGGTGGAGAAGCGCCCTCGAAATTTCTTCTACGCTGCAAGAAACTTTAAAGAATATATGCGGACGCTCAAGAACCGCAATATCTATGTGGAAATCTTCATCGGCCATATACAGAAGAATGACGCCGGAGACAAAGGACTTGACGATATCCTGGCAAATACTCTCTCCGGAAAAGAAAACGAGCTTGCAACAGATATAGACTATGCCTGTAATGACAAGAAAGGCTTCGGAAAATATGTCGAGATGTTCAAGGTTACAACCTTAACCGATCACAAGCTGCAGGAGTTCTGGTGTCTGCATTCGCACGAGGCTTTTGCGGAGCTTCATAAAGATGTGCTGAGCAATCTTCCGGAGTTTGTTTTCGGTCGATATCGCTGGAAATTCGACGAGTCCGGAAAGGTGGTACTGGCACAACCTTTTGATGATGATGAAAAATTTTGGAATGAAGTTTCCAAAAGTGACCGTTCCGGAAATGAACGAGTTGAAATCGAATTCTGCTATGTCAATTCACAAAACTTCCTGCAGAACCGGGGCTTTGGCCGCCTCCGACGTTTGGACCGAAGCTATCAGTTCATTCATCTGGATCCGCCAGTGGTCCGCCCCATCGACGCCAGTGACGCCCGGGATTACCTATTCCAATTTGCCAAGCATTACTGCAAAAAAGAGGTTAACGAAATGCTGATCAAAGGGGTGTCTCAATATGTAGGCCCGGATAAACTCTCCTTGCTTGGGTTCATCGAACCGAATTTTATCAAGCCGAACCGGGAAAGTCAATACCTTTACTTTGATAAAAGCTGCTGGTATATCAACAAAGATGCAGTAAAGGAAATAGGGTATGAAAGCATCACGCACCATATTTGGGAGGAACAAAAGAAGAATATACCGGCTAAGTACCTGGGCAAACCGCTGATCCACTTCAAGATGAAGGACGGCCAATGTAGTTATGATATTACAAAAGATGGAAGCTCCTGCCAGTTCTTAACATTTCTGATCAATGCCAGCAATTTCACCTGGCGAAAAAAAACGGAAGAAATTGACGAATTGGAAGAGAATGAGAATCGGATCCACCTGCTCAGCAAACTTTGCGCCATCGGTTACATGGCGATGGAAGCCAAAGACAACAATGTCGCCAGGGCGGTTATCGGTATGGATGGCAAACAGTCCGAAGTCGGTGAGTCCAACGGACGTTCCGGAAAGTCACTGATCGGTGAACTTATGCGCAATGTCGTACCTACCGCCTATATATCCGGTAAGCGAAACGATATCTTCAGCGATCAATTCATCTGGAATGATGTGCAGGAAAATACGAAACTGGTATTCATCGACGACGTGCTGCAGAACTTCAATTTTGAGTTTTTGTTTCCTGTGATTACAGGGGACTGGACAATAAACTACAAAGGTGGCCGACGGATCACTATTCCATTCGCTAAATCCGCCAAGATTTACATACCTACGAATCACGCCATACGGGGAACCGGTTCCAGCTATACGGACCGACAATGGTTAGTCGCTTTCTCCGACTACTACAATGACGTACATAAACCGCTTGATGATTTCGGTTGCCTGTTCTTTTCGGAATGGGATTTCGATCAGTGGAATTTAACCTGGAATCTGTTAGCTAACTGCATCCAGCTCTACTTGACATTCGGAGTTGTCCAGGCACCGGGTGAACGTCTTGAAATGCGCAAGCTGCGCCAGGAAATCACTGAGCCGTTGATATCCTGGGCAGACGAATATTTTTCTGATCCGGCCCATCTTAATTGTAGATTAGTTCGTAAAGACCTTTACGATGCATTCTGCAATTATGATCAGACACAGAAGAAGTTCATCAGCTCCACAGTATTCAAAAAGAAATTTAAGTTGTACTGCGAATGGAAAGGATATACTTTTAATCCGAACAAGTATGATCCGGTAACCGGTCAGCCCCACCAGTTTGACAAGGACGGAAATCCAGTCCTGGACGATAAAGCCGGAGGTGTAGAGTATTTTACTGTAGGGTGCAAGGATATCGCTCCTGACGATGAAGAAGCCGGCTCAATCAATGACTATCCAGGCTTGCCATTCAAAGCCGAAATAAATGACGAAATTATAGAATACTAGTAGTATGATATTGATAAAGAAAACAATAGACTCGCGACTGACCCAGATCATGGCTGAAATGATACTTGAAGACAACCTGCCAATACATATGGAGATCGGCAGGGCTTCCGGTGGCAACATAGATGTGCTGATTTCATTCAATCCGGAAGATGAACCCATTTATCTGGAACTGATCAATGCTATCTTAGAACCTATATATTCATTATGATGGTGCCGACATATTCTGAACTAATAAAGGAACTGTATCCCCTATACCAGCAGGAACCCGCCCGGTTTATGCGCTTCTACAATGCTGTCTACAAGAAATTGTTCAGTATCCAGGAAGGAGAGGTGTTGCGCATAGCAGATCACTGCAGCAAGAAGACAATGGGTATGTTTATCAAGGTGGCAAGCCTGTTTATTATTGAAGATACATGCAGGAAAAATGTTACGGATGATCTATTGGAGTTCTCGGACGATTATACGATGATTAGAAAATGCTATAAATTCGTTCCGTCGCGCCCCTACCGCAAAGGAGTAAAAAGCATATAGCATTCCAATTTATTACCTTGTAAAGGTAGGCATTTTTAGCGATACATGCAATAATATTATGATAAAAAAAGAGAATAAAATACAGGTAGTTATAGCACCAACGATACAGGAGCGGGAGAAGCTGATGGCGCGCCTGGCCGTCCGTTATGGTTTTGCCCAAATAGCATCAGATGCCGCCAAGATCATCCGGAAAGACGTCCATTCATTCGACCTTTCTACGGCTTATTTCGTGCTCTGCAGTAACTATAATTTTCGGGGAGCTATGATCACTACCCAGCGGCTTTATGAACTGGCAGCGCGGGGTATCTGTGTGATTGTAGGGGTTAAGAGTCTACCCCGTGAATATGAGTTTGTATCACAGACATTCTATCCGGGTGATTTGCGGTAACACAGAGCGGAGTATTCTTGAATGCACAGAGCGGAGTATTCTTTCGGCGGCGGTACGCATGTACTGCCGCCTTTGTTTTTTCATCCGCTTCCCCTCCCACCCCTTTCATTAAGAACAAACATTTTGGACAATTGTGCCGAAGAACAGCAAAAGCGGAAAGAGGGACACTCTATATATTCTTTTTATTCTTTTTTCTTTTTACAAAAATACCCTATGAAAAAATAGATATATTTTTGTACTTTCGTACGAAGCCCTATTTTTCGACATTTATTACATTATAAATCAAAGATTTAAACACTGCACGATTTTCGTACAAAACCGTACGAATCGTACTTTTTTGCACGAAATGGCGTTTTGTACGCAGAACGAAATTCCGTACAAAAAAAGTACGGGTTTTGTACGGGCGTAAGCGACTGATTATCAAAGGAGATTAAAACATCAGAGGCGCAATTTGCACTAAAGTACAAAAATATAGTACTGATATGACAAGGGTAGGATTAACTATAAGATACAAAAAATGCAGACCGGATACGGGATAATCCACTTATTTTTATTACTTTAGCTCTGCACACTTAAACTATTAATACGATGACCACCAAAATAAACGTACCTGCACATATCCGGGAATACCTGATCGGGAAATACTGCGAGTTTCAGGATATTCCTGTCACCTTCCCGGATAACAGTGATATCTACCATGTTATTTACGATTTGTTGGAGCGCCGCCCGGTCACGGTGCCAGTCGATAAAGGAAATCTCTCCATTGCTTTACCGAACCGTTCTTCCGGCAAGTCTCCCAAAACATATAACTACTTAGGGGTACGTTCTCAGTTAATCATCAACCGGAAACTGGATCTTATGATGTGGGCGGAGCTGCACGATATGGTTGACGAACAGAAGCACCGTTACGGTGTAAACTTCATCGTAGGTATACACGCCTTTATGAATAAGTACGGAATTACCTCCTTGTCTGAAGATGCTTTTTTAAAGAATTACTATCGCTGGCGCGGGAAGATCCGTCCGAAGGAAGAAAAGCGGCCATATACCCGAAAAAGTTAGACCGAGCAAGTGTAGTTAATTGTCCGATTTTCGGGGTAAAACAGTGAGAAAACAAGAGTAAAAGCGTGATAAAATGCGCGCAATCATTAATAATCAATCAATTATGAACAATTTAGGCGGTTATAAATCTATCGAACTCGTCTTTATAGACGAATTATCAACCTTTGCAGTGACTTCATCAGGTGCATTTCTCCGGAAGATTAGCAATACTCAACGGCTTCTGCCTCTGCAGCAAAACGGAGCCGGCATTAGTGTTACTCTCAAAACTGACGGTCCCGGAACCTTGTGTACACACAAAGCAGAAATTAGTATCTTGCACAAAGGACTTGACACACAGTTAAAAGCAGAGCTGGATCAAGTGGGAATACGCGGTTCTGTTTTGATTGCCACAACGAACAATGATGAAAAAAGGGTTTACGGTAATCTTGATTACCCCATGTTCGGAACCTTTTCCGAGATACCAGGACAAAAGCCGGCTGATCTCAGACATTATGAATTATCTCTCTCCGCAACCTGCAATCACCCGGCATTAACCCTCATGGAATAACGTCCTTCCACACCTCTCTATATCTGCGTATCATTGCATCAAAAATTATGCAATGAGTCAAAATCGCATCATTCTTTCCGATTCATCAGTAAATTGCTACGGTTACCGGGTTCTCACTGAAGGCCTCAATCTTGAAGCCTTCAAAAAGAATCCGGTCATGCTGTATATGCATTTTCGTGATGAAGGTTCACCCATCTGGGGGAACTGTAAAGCAATCGGTCATTGGGAAGACATACAGATAAACGGCGATGAACTTTCTGCTATTCCTATTTTTGACAAGGTAGATGACCTTTCCAAAGAGGTAGCCGCGAAATACGAAGCAGGGACTTTCTCCGCCGCATCTATAGGTATACAAATCATTGCCACAAGTGCCAACAAAGAGCTGCTTCTACCGGGACAGACACGTGAAACCATAACTGAAGCCTTATTAATGGAGGCATCCATTGTTGACATTCCGGCAAATCGCAACGCCGTACGCTTGTATGACCGTTCTACGTCCGCTTTACTGGCTGCGGGCATGGATACGAAATGTGTGCCAGAATTACCTAAACCCAAATTAAACGTTATGAATTTGAAATCCAGTTGGAAAACAGTTTGTGCTTTCCTGAAGATTACAGACGATAAGGCGGACACGACTGAACTCTCCTCGGAGAATATCGAGTCTCTGGACGCTGAAATGAAGCGTCTGAAGGACGAGAACGAAACGCTCGTCCAGGCAAAGAAAGACATTGATGTGAAGCTGACCGCTTCCACCGATGAAGTCGCTCAACTGAAGACCAGTATCGAAACAAAGGATACGGAAATCGGCACGTTGAAAAGCAGCGTCGAGAGCAAAGACAATGAAATCGCCCAACTCAAAGAGCAGGTGAAGAACCTGAAAGGAAACCCTGCCAATGACGGCAAGGGGTTGACTCCGAAAGCTGAACCGGAAGGTGAAAGCGGATCGGAAGAGTTAGCCGCTTTCTGTTCTGAAAATGGCGGCAATTATGCCACCATGACCGAGAGACTTAAAAAAGAAGGACTTATCTAAACCTTACCTTATGAAATTAATAGATGTATCAAAATTAAACGAGGCCACTATCATTTACGACAAGGCTCTCCGTGCATTGCCTTATGCAACCTTGCAGCAGGTTGCAGCAACGCTCAAACTGAACGTAATGGACCTGCAAGGCAAACATTCACGCATTAACGAACGCCGTCGTGCAGGTGGCACCCAATCTTATAAGATCGGCAAAGAATTCAAGGAATTTGAGCAGATTTTCGGATATGAACCCTCGCTGATCGAACCGAAAGACGTTGTTTTCATCACTAAAGAAAACTCACAGAAGTATGACGACAATGAGTTGTTGATTATCGGTGGCCAACCGGTGAGTAACATCACCAAGAAACATCCGATGGAGACAAAAATAGTCTTCGGCCTGACCACTTCACACGCTGAAGATATTGTTTACTATCTGTTTCATGC